TGAATGCTGATGACACTGTACTAGAAGGTATCTATAACCAGCAGTTTGCTCTAAAAGAGTTTACTGATCCTACTACATTTAAATCTTATAGTGAGCTTAACCTTAAGTTGACTAGAGTATTAGGTGAGGAGTTGGTTACACGTACTGAATCTGATTATATAGATCAGGACATTGCGGGTGATACAGCAAATGCATCTGAACAAGCTTTCATCAATGCAGATCCTGTTGCGGTTGCAGCAGATCCTGTCGCACGTGCCGACAAGGACAACGATGATACTATGAGTTACTTTGCTAAGTTAGCAGCGGAAGCTTAAGAGTTAAATCTGAGAACCCCCTTAATTGGGGGTTTTTTATTATTGAATCATGCCGTGTTCTGTAAAGGCATTCTTTACTAAGTTACCATACTTACCAGCTTCGTAATTAATAACCTGAACATTATTCACCATTGTCTGGCCAGGTGCATATGATGCTGTAGCAATAGCTCTATTTAATGCTGCTTGATCATAACTTTGAATAAAGCTATCTCGCATAGCTTGGCCACTCTCATTGTCAGCTTTAAACAATCGCATTTGACCTGCCACATAAGTATTACGTGAAAACGGCTTAGGATTCTTAGCATATTTCCATTTAGGTGCACCATTTTTATCCCTAACTACCTGTCCATTTTTCATTACATACTTATCATTAGGATCTACACCAAATGGAACACCAGTCGATGGGTTAAACCTAGTGTTACCTTTAATAGAACTACGAAGTTGATCACTATACTGTATAGCAAGAGCTCCTTGACTTAAGCTTCCCATCGCACCCGCTTCACCAATTTCAACACCAAATATCTTTCTAGCCCAATCAGGTATCATACCCTTAACCCAATTAGCTATTCTTCCAGGGATAGCAGTAACCCATTCCCATACGCCTGCACGGTAATCTGCATCAGTAAACATTTTACCAACAAATCCAACAACATTAGATATTAAATGGAAAGGTGCTGCAACTATATTACGTATGAGATCCATGAAACTAAACTCTTTAATTATATTAAGAACCTTAACACCTAATCCATCACCCTGAATAACACCATCTTCATCTGTTGTTAAACCAAATCCTTTTGTGATTAACCATACCGCAGCATTCTTAACTAGATCAACTAGTCCACCGAGTAGATAACCTAACACACCACCAACACCTTCACCTAAGATTGTATACCAGTTAGAACTTTCTTTTTCAGACTCTGCCTTACCAGCTTTAAATCCTTCAAATAAAGAGAATAATAATGTTACTGGCCATAGAATTCTACCAATAAGTCTAGCAGCAAATCCAACACCAGGAATTTTCATAACACCATTCACAAGACTACCACCTAAAGTTTTCAATGTACCTGCTAATGCTGAACCTGATGCACCTACTGTCCATGCAGCAATCGCAGCACTTATTCTTAATAGAGGAGCCATAATACCACCAACTCTTGATGACACTGTACGGAAAAATCCTTTACCAAATCCTCTAGCCATACCCTGTGGCATCGATCTTGCTCCAGAACCATGTGGATTAGGTCCAAACCTATTACCAAGTTTCTTTCCATCTGGCCCTAAACCAACAGATTTGTATATGCTTGCCTTGAGATTTGCGGTCCAAGTACTTAGCCTTGTCGTAACAGCTAATTGAACTGCACCTATATTAAGGAATTTTATAACTGGCATTTTAGTAGGGTTACCCTTTGCAAGTGGCTTACCATCCTTACCGTATCCAAACCAAGCTAAGAAAGATGTTCTAAAAGCTATTGCACCATTTCTAACTAGAGCATAGTTGCCCATGAACTTACCTATGTTCTTAATACCTTTAAGTGTTTTTAATGCCCATAAGTTATAACCTTCAGCAGCTGCCCAAATTACACCAGCTGTTGCTAAAGCTAAAGTCCATTTAGCTTTATTCCATGCCTCACCAACAATACCAGAATCCTTACCATCTTTACCCATAAACTTTTTCATGCCAGCCACTCCAAGTCCTATTGGATTTGGTGCCTTCTCACGTTTGTTCTCTGCAGCATCACGTCTATCTTGCAATCTCCATTTACTTGCCATGTCTGCACTTTTATCTAATACATTAGCTATTCTTGTTAATAGATCTCTAGAATCTTTTGCTACAGCACCTGTCGGATTATCTTTACGTGCTGAGTCAGTAAAGCTTTTAGCTTGACCTGCTAAGAATCTACGTTGAAAGTCTTGAGCTCCACCAATAATATTATTTTGCCCTTCAACTGCTTGATCACCTTGTGCTGCTACTTTCTCTTGGCGTTTGGCTTCTTCGGATTCCCTCAGTCTATCGCGTGTACTAAGTTGATTCTGCTTTCGCAGAAGTCCTACTACTTCACTAAGTAATGCTTCTTGAGTTTTTCCTGCCATATCCTTATCCCATTTTTTTGTTCTGTTCTTTTTCTCTTGCGTTCTCTTCTTTCACAAACTCATGTAAAAGGGCTAAATAGATTTCCCTCTCCCATGGTATCATATTATCCAAGTCACTCAATGAATAATTATGATGTTGCATCATCGCGAAATTCATTTTTAAATGGTTCGCTATATTGTCATGAGAAAGGGTTATATAAAAAAATCAACTAACCCTTTTAGTTCTCTCGTTTGCTTATGCCCACATTCTTTGCAAGCATACTCCATTGTATATTCTAATGCCGGAGCTTTTTCCATAAACTTTATGACCTCACCGAACTGGTCATTATTTAAACTTTCAACAAATGATACAACTTCGCTGTGCTTAGAATCTTTAGTGGAATGTATATCTTCACCACTATATATTGTTTCAATACACATAGCTACTGAATTAATAATAGCATCAGTATCCGTTGTTCTCATAGCCTTTGTTAACTTATCATTAATGCCCATCCATCTTAGATCAAGACTTATGGTATCATTAATTTTAACATGGTGATCTACTTCACCTTCTAAATTACTTATTACAACTTCATCTAGATTAACTTTTTGTGGAGTAGTTCCTTCACAGCCATCTACTTCACATTTCATATCTAGTTTAATTCCTTCACCTACAGACTTACTTCGTAGGGTAATAAAAATAAACTCTAAATCAAAGTTTGTTAATTTGTTAAAATCAATATTTGTTTCTATACAAGCTTTACAAATATTCTGAACAGATTTCTCAATAGCTATATCATCTTGTGACTCTAATGCTATTAATAAGATCTTCTCTTCTTTGACCACGTATGGTCTGTATGTTACTGTTGTCCCTGTTGAGGGTATAATCAATTCATACTTTGGGGTTGCTATAATTGGCAACATATCAATTTACTCCATATTAAAAATTAAAATAATCTATTAAACGTACTTAACGTGTCTCTCCCTATTCCCAGCATGTGTCCTACCACATCTTCGAATCCATCTATTAAACCTACACTTCTAAAGTTATCATATTCCCACGTGATACTTAATTCCATTAAACCTTCACTCTCATTACCTAATTCAATTGCACCAACTTGAATAGGATATGCATTCTCTAGTTTAACAGTGTATCCAGGAACAACATCATTAGATGCTGATAACTGTTGTATTGTCACATCACTACTATAGTCTCTCTTATAAAATGCTTTGTAGTGTTCGTGACTTGTATCTATAATCATCTCTTGCCACATATCAAAATACTTTTTAATATAGTAATCGTTAGTCATTAAGAATGTCATAGTGACTTCATCTGTTGCAGCTGAATAAGGTTTCTTTGTATTATGATGATTGTGTGTGGCTTCAGTTGTCATAATACGTTTGCCAGGCAATGTGACTGTTCTACATAATAAAAACATATCACGTGGATCGCTAATGAAATCTCCAATCCTAACACCTTGACCAGATATTAAATTACTTAATAGATTAGCTGGATTAAATTGTAATAAGCTATTCATTCCTTTTGAAGGATGACTAACATATACGGCAAATCTATTACCTCTTGCTACACCACCTCTACGGTTAATCGTAGACTTAATTGAATCTATACTTACTGGTAATGCCACTAGTATGCTCCCTTAGAATCTGACCAAACTTTCGAAGTACTAGCCTTCTTGAATGATGCTGTTTGTAAAAATATTGCTATATTCCATTCTGCAGCATTAACCTTCATAATGTTTGAGGTTACATTAGCTGTCAAATAATGTTTAAAGCACGGTTTAAAGTATTTATAACTCTTGGTTGCCATTAGCAACTTATAAGTTATCTTAAATCTAGTGGTTGCATTAAACTTTTGATTAGATGCAACATCATTTAGTTTGTCTAAAAAGATAGCACGAACTTTAGGCGGTAGGTAATGTAGGTTGATAGCATGAAATCCATCCTTCGCTGCACCTACAACAATAGCTAATGGAAATGTATCGTAGTATGGTAATGTTTCTTTATGCTTTGGATTATATGTGTACATAACCATATCACCCGGAGAAGCTCCAGCCTGTTTTCTTAATCTATCATCTGATAACACTCTGCCTGGACCTAACTTACCAAGCTTCTTTACGTTCTTAGCAAACCAATCACTTGCTTCTTTACTTCGTGCAGCTAATCCTTTACGGAATGCTTCTGCTTCTAACGCGTCAAATAAACTAGCCATTGTTAAATGTCTCCATAAGTGCTGGTCCGAATACCACCATAATATATGCTATGATAGCCATAGCAGCTATGCCACCTAACAGAAACTTTATTTTAAAATCATCCACCATCATTTTGAATCCTATTATTTCGTTCCCCAATATTCGTAGAGATATTTCTAATTTGCCGTCATTCTGTACTTGTTTAGCCATAACTATATTTATACTCTTTTCTTCAGTGTCTTCCATATTCTTTTGCCAACCTTTGTCTTGCTTGCTTTGAACTTCATTGACATTGTGCGTATACCCATTGCTTCTAATTCTTTCTCAGTCCATATCTGAAACTCATAACCTCTATCATCAGCATACTGTTTTGCATACTTCCACTTAGATGTATTCTTCATATAAGTTAATGCTTCATTAAGCTTCTTACGTTTAGGTGGTGCTACTTGTGATGATGGTTTGATCTCGACTAAAAGAGTACGGCCAGTCTGTGTTCGTATTGTAAGATCAAGAAAGTATCTATGAGGCTTACGATCTGTTGCACATATATAAGGTATGACAGTTTCTTCAGACTGCCACCACTTCACCCAGCTGGCTGTGTCTAAATGTCTGAATGCATTGCGTTCCCATAGAGATCTATAATGTATTCTATTCGCATCACCATTATATTTCTCAGGATGTTTTGGATACCATTTTCCTGAATATGTCTTTTTCATACAACTATTTATACAAACCCGTATAAATAAGTAATATACAAACAAAGGAACAAACATGAGCACAGCAGATGATATGGCCCACCTGGAAAGGGTTGGGATAAGTACAGATACTACTGGATGGACTATGCTTAGTGGTCAGCACTGGAAATACCCAGAAACTGTAGGTAATGATACTGTGATGGATGACGTAAATTTTAATAGTCATGAATCCAGTGAATATGCTATTCAACGTAGTGGGAAATTATCTCAAATGACTAATGAACCATTCATGATGTTTGAGTTCATGAAGATAGATGAAGCAGCTCAAGCAAGAAGAAGTGCTCACCTTAAACAAATGAGAGGTGAATTAAATAAAGGTAATTTAGCTGAGAAGTTCTTTAAAGAAAAAACAACAGTAGATAGTATGTCTAATGCTGAAATTAAATCAGGATCAGCAGAGGTCGCTAAAGCAATGGGTGATGTTTCATTAGAGTATATAAAGGAATTAACAACTAAAGCATCAAGGAAATACGTTGGTTCAATCTGTTTATATATGCCTACTGATATTCAAATAGCTGATACAATGTTGTATAATGAAGATACTCGTCAGTTTGCTGCAGGTGCAAATGAATTAATTACTGGTGGTATGAATGCATTTGATAGTGCAGCAGTTAAAGCTTCTAAGCAAGCAATTACTTTAGGATCAGCTGTGCTTGGTAGAGCCATGGGTTCTGGTATCATTGGTGCTTTAGCTGGTTATGGTTTAGGTGATATTGTTTCAGATGAAATGCAAAGATCTACTGGACAATTGTTAAACCCTAATGAATTTATATCGTATGCATCAACTGGATTAAGAAACTTTACATTTACTTACACACTATTACCTGACTCAGAGAATGAATCAAATCAAATTGCAGGTCTTATTAAATTTTTTAGAATGTCTGCTCATGCCACAAAAAATAGTCAGATTACAATAACAGTTCCTGATCAAGTTATTGTATCATTTCATGGAGCAAAAGATATGATTCAATTACCTCCATGTGTTATCGAATCAGTTGGTGTAACGTATAACCCAAATGTTTCATCATTCTTTAAACAAAATAATTCACCAGTTGAAGTAGGATTAACTGTAACACTTAAAGAAATAGTTCCATTGTATGCCGACGATGTCGCGGGAGGATTCTAATGTATTTTGCAAGTATAAAAAGCGTAGCGATTGATGTAGATGGATCTGGCAATTTAGATGTATTAAAAAATCTAACAGCAAAGGCAAAGGTATCTGATGCATTGATTGATAACTCAGCTTATTACCAGACAGTATCAATTGTCGATGGTGAAAGACCTGATCTTTTAAGCCAGAGATTATATGGCACAGGAATATATCATTGGACATTCTTATTACTTAATCCACAAATAAAAAATATATGGGATGACTGGCCGATGTCTTCTTCTCAACTTATAGATTATTGTACAAATAAATATCAATACTTAGCAGGCGATACTAGTGATGATTTAAATAATAAATTTTTAGTTGGTGAAACAGTTCGAGGTCAAGTATCTGGAGCATTAGGTAAAGTTAAAGAGATTCATGTTAATATGGGTTATGTCACAATAGAAAAAACATCTGGTACATTCACTGTTACTGGTGAAACTATATTTGGTCTTGATTCACAAGACTCTGTTGCATGTAACTTTGTCAAGTCACAAGCTTATGCACCTCATCATCATATCGATGACGCAGATGGATCATGGGTAACAAGACGTGCCGCTGGAACAACTGCATATAGTTATATCGATTATGAGTCTGCTGTAACTGAACAAAACAGAGATGTTAAAGTTATTAAACCAGATAACATTAGAGACATTGCAAGAAAGTTTATTAAAATTATGAATGAATAATGGCATTAAATCTAGATAGTATTAAAATAGAAGTTTCAGGTAAAGATATCAGTAAAATGGTGACTGGTGTTACCATGTATGAAAGCATATTTGGATTATTAAGGGGTGCAATTGCTGTTAAAGACGGTAGTAACTTCTTTGATAATTTCATTGGTTCAACCTTAGAAGAAGTTAATATAAGTTTCGGTTATATAGGAGCTGAATATGATTGTGGTTTTATGATGGATGGTGTTTCTAATATGAAAATTGATAAGCAACAAAAAAATTATATCATACATGTGCAATCTGTACATACTCCAGTTTTTGCACAAAGAGTAAATTCAATGTACAGTGGAACCTCAGATCAAATAATACAAAAATTATTTACAGATATTAGTGCTGAACAATCTGAACTTATTGTTGATACTGTGTGTGATACCTCTGGTAGATACATTGCTCCAAACATTACAGCAAGAGAAGCTTTAGGTGTGTTGGTAAACAATGCTTATGATAATGAAAAGACTGGAATGTTTTTATACGAGAGACTTATTGACGCTACTGCAGTTAGATTAACTTCATTAAACTCAATGTTTAATAATAATTTTGTAGACTCTGCTGGTGATCCTGTATCAGTGAAATCCAGTTCTGTAGATATGGAAACTACTTTTACTGATATAGTAGGAACAGCTAATCAATTTGAATTAAAAGAATACAATATGGACTTCATACAAAAATTAGAAGATGGTGTGTATGGTGAAGAAGTAAATGTTATTAATCTAGATGAAACAACACGTGTTAATAATGTAACAAAAGAATACACGTCTATTCCTAAAACTAAATTTAAATTAAGTAATAAATTATACGATGAGAATGTAAAAAGTATATTCTCTACACGAGGTGATGTTGCAGTTAGTTCTATAGTCAATCATAAAATCAGAGAATTTAACACAGCAATGGAAGTAACAGGTATGGTAGCACTGCCAAATTTAGGTGTAGGTATGTCAATTGATCTTCAATTAGGTGGAGGTAACGTTTCAAGTAGTAAACAAGATGGCGTGTATATAATTAAACATATACAACATAACTTTACACAAGATGGTGGCGAGTATTCATACTCACAAAATTTAGGACTAGCGAGAAACTAATGGATATGAGATTTGGAACAGTTGTTGATATTAATGATCCTGAGAAACTTGGTAGGGTTAAAGTAAATGTATATAGTGTTCATGACAATATAGAAACAACACATCTTAGTTGGTCTCAAGTTATGATGGGTGGAAATACTCCAGCTATAAATCAAACAGGACATTCTGTAAATTTAGCAGTAGGCTCATTGATCGCAGGTATATTCTTAGATGAATCTAAGCAAGAATTTTTAGTGATGGGATCTCTTCCTACAAAGACTGGTGGCGTTGAAGATAACAATGTAAGAGTAAGAGGTGGAGATGATCCACATGCTGCAGAGCTACAGGGTACATATCAACCAACTAGTGGGTATCAGCCAGTATATCCATACAATAATGTTATGGAAACAGAGAGTGGTCATGTAAAAGAATATGATGATACACCAAGCTATGAACGTATACACGAGAGACATAAGAGTGGTACTAATTACGAGATCATTGCTGATGGTTCAAAGAATGAAACAATTGTAAGAAATAATTATAGATTAGTTATAGGTCAAGATACTCTTGAAGTCTATGGAGATGTAAGAATTATTGTAAGTGGTCATTGTGATGTTGCTGTAGCAGGTAATATGACAACAGCAGTTAGAGGAGATCTAGAGGCTCAGATTACAGGAAATATAATTGCCACATCTCTTGAAGGAGACATAACTACTACAGCTACTAAGGGAGATATATCTGCTACATCTACTGAAGGAGATATAACAGTAACAACAACTGATACAACGAAGAAGATAACATTGGCTGGTAATGTAGATGTCACTGAAAATTTAACTGTAGCGAAGAACGTTGAAGTAACTGGTAATACTCTTACGAAGGGTACAACTCATACTAGCACATCACAAAAACTTGATAGTCACACACATAGTTCTAATAATGTCAATCAAAGTAACACTGACCCACTCACATAGGTATAAATAGATTATATGGCAACGATAGCACGACAAGCAACGTACAAAGATCTAGATTTTACTTTTAAGCAAAATCCTAATACAAATGACGTTGGAATAAAGAAGGACAATGCATCTATATCACAGAGTGTATTAAATATACTTCGTACTAATCACGGTGAGCGTCCATTTAATTATTTCTTTGGCGCAAACTTAAGAGCATATTTATTTGAGAACATGACACAAATAACAGCTGCGCAAATGTCTACTTCTGTTAATCTTGCCTTACAGAATTTTGAACCAAGAATAGAAGTACTTAATACAAATATACAAGCAACGGCATCAGAGAATGATGTATTTATAACAGTAACCGGTAGAGTGAAATCAAGTAATGAAGTAATTGATATCTCTACCTCAATAGAGAGATTACGCTAATGGCAATCGAAAGAAGAATTAATGCAAGTCAATTAGACTTCGACCAGATCAAAACAAATCTGGTTGCACATATGAAGGCTACTGATACTACCTTCAATGATTATAACTATGAAGGGTCTGCAATGAGCACTATCATTGATGTGTTAGCATATATAACACACGTCAATTCAATGAATGCTAACTTTGCTTTGAATGAAACCTTTCTTGATACATCTCAATTAAGATCTTCTGTAATATCTCATGCTAAACTATTAGGATATACACCAAGATCAATTGCTCCTTCAGTTGCTTATATTGATATGACTATGGCAAAAGGTGTAGCATCACCTTTATGGAATCATGATGGAAGCAATACACCGCTTCCTTTAAGTATGGCAAGAGGCACAAAGTTCTCTACAACTATTGACAGTGTTCTATATCCAATGTTCAGTTCAGTAACTCAAACAATTAACTATGATGCAACTAACGGTTGGAAGTTCTCTAATGTAAAATTAGAGCAAGGTACATTAGCAAATATAGTATACACATATCAAAATAATAAATTTGAATCATATGTAATTCCTGCTACTAATGTAAACACTGCTGCAATTAAAGTTACTGTTACAGATTCAGGCTCAACAAATGCTGCAAAAGTTTATTCTTTAAATAAAAACATGGTCACATTAAATGGTTCATCTGAAGTATTCTTTTTAGAAGAAGGAAGAGATGGATACTATGAAGTAAAATTTGGTGATAACATTATTGGTAAGAGACCAGGAAATGGTAACAGTATCACAATAGAATATTCTACTATAGCTGCAGGCATTGATATAAATGGTGCTACTACATTTGTTATGACTGATTCATTGAATGGTAATAGTGATGAGACAGTTACACTTGTGACTAAAGCTACTGGTGGTGCTGCAAGAGAAACTAAAGAGTCAGTTAAATTTAATGCTCCTCTTGCTCACATATCACAGAACAGAGCTGTTACACCTGATGACTATAAAGCTATTATTAAAAACGAATTTGCTGATGTTGAAGCTGTATCGGTATGGGGTGGTGAAGATCATGACGTACCTGATTATGGTAAAGTATATATTAGTATTAAACCTTTATCAGCTGAAGTATTAACGGCTGAGCAAAAGACAACAATCAAAACAAATATTCTTAAACCTAAAAACGTTGTAAGTATTACTCCGGTCTTAGTTGATCCTGAATATACATACAACGTTTT